ATCCGAGGCAGCTATTGACGTTGAAGCATCCATCGCGCCTTATTACACAGAGACGTCGCCATTTTTCTTTGCGGGAATTATGCAGGCTACCCGCGCAGAAGCGGTCAGCATCCCAGCCGTCTCACGATCTATTGGAATTTTGCAGACCATTGCTTCATTGCCTATGCACGTGCGCAATGTAGCTACTGGCGAAAAAGTTCAATCACCTAGAGTTATCAATCAGCCTGACCCACGTATTGCCGGCTCAGTTTTTTGGAGTTGGATTATTTCAGACCTCATCCTGCATCCGAGCGCGTATGCATACGTTATGGATCGCTATGCAGACACAGGAAGAATTCGCGCAATGGAGCGCATAGCACCTGAGCGCGTTGCAATTCAAACCGATGGCATTGGTTATGAAATTGTAAGCTATCAAGTTGACGGCAAATTTGTAGACCCAAATAATTTGGTTGTATTTGCTGGCGATGGTGAAGGCTTACTCTATCGCGCAGGTCGGACAATTAAGGCCGCAGCTGCATTGGAAAAAGCAGCAATGAATTTTGCAAACGAGCCAATTCCACAAATGGTTTTGAAATCTAACGGCACATCATTGCCAGCCGATCGCGTTGCAAAGTTACTGTCATCATGGCGCAGCGCACGTGCAAGTAAATCGACCGCATTTCTAAATGCTGACGTTACTTTAGAGACTCTTGGCTATGACCCTAAGAGCATCCAGCTAAATGAAGCCAGAAATTACGTCGCTCTAGAATTAGCCAGAGCGTGTGGATTACCGGCTTATTTTGTAGATGCTCAGCAATCGACGTTTACATATTCCAACGCTTTAGACAAGAGGCGAGACCTTGTCGATTTTGCATTTAGAAATTACATGAGTCAGATAGAGCAGCGCATGAGTTTTGCTGACTTTGTGCCAGCTGGTCAGGAAGTTAAATTTGACGTCGATGATTTCTTGCGTGGTAATCCATTAGAGCGCGCGCAAGTGTACGAAATTCTTAACCGTATCGGCGCAATGTCGGTAGAGGAAATACGCGAAGATGAGGACATGCTACTGTGAAAAAAGTTATTACACCTATGACAATCACCGCCACCGATAGCGAATCGCGCACAATCAGCGGCCGCATTGTCGCGTTTGAAGAAACCGGCAACGCATCAATCGGCAAAGTGCAATTTGCTACCGGTAGCATCAATGCAAAATCTGTATTGCTTAATCTTGAGCATGATCGCACACGTCGCATCGGCAAAACTTTATCGATGGAGCAGACAGACACAGAAATTACGGCCACATTCAAGATTGCGCAGACAAGCGCCGGCAACGATGCTCTAGTTGAAGCAGCTGAGGGTCTACGCGATGGTTTTAGTGTTGAAGTGTCATTTGACGAATATGAAACCCTTAAAGATGGCACAGTACGTATTATTAAAGGCGAGCTAACCGCCGTTGCATTGACCTCAGAGCCGGCTATCCGTAGCGCGCGCGTCGAATCAGTCGCAGCAACAGAGGAAGAAGAAAACGAAGATTCTGCAGACAATCAGGATGCAGATAACCCAACCATAGAAGGAGACGACGTGGAAAACACCGTCACACAAGCGGAAGCCGTCGAGACGGTAGAAGCCGCACAGTCAATCACCGCAGCAGCCACATCAATTGGCGGTTTCACATCGAAGCCACGAATTGAAATGACCGCGGTCAAGTACCTTGAAAACAAAATCAAGGCATCACTAGGCGACGAAGATGCCCGCCAGTACGTTTTGGCCGCAGACAATACAACTGACAATGCTGGTCTTGTACCAACACGTCAGCTATCTGAGGTAATCAACGGCCTATCAACAACAATCCGTCCATCAATCGATGCAATCAGCCGTGGCACATTGCCTGACGCTGGTATGACTTTCGAAATTCCAAAGATTACCGCGGCTCCAACAGTTGCAGTAACAGCGGAAGATGCAGCGTTTTCAGAGACAGATCAAAATGCAGCATTTGTATCAGTTGACGTCAAGAAATTTGCGGGTCAGCAAAAATTTAGCGTTGAACTGTTCACACGCACAAGCCCTGTTTTTTATAATGAATTGCTCAATAATATGGTCGCAGCTATGGCTAAGGCTCAAAACGCTTACGTCAATGGTCTGTTGATTTCAGGGTCAACAACCGACGCCACAACAGTTGCAACATATCCAACCGCAACAGAATTGCTTGGAATCATTGGCCGTGGCGCAGCAAGCGTTTATGGTGCAACCGCTGGCCTTGCAAATCCATTTGCACGAAACATGATCGTCTCAACTGGTCAATGGTCAAACTTAATGACTTTGAACGATGCCGGACGACCAATCTACTCAGCGGTTACAAATCCAAGCAATCAAGCAGGCTCAGCGCTTCCAACATCGCTGACTGGCAACGTTGCAGGACTTAACCTTTACGTCGATCCTACAAATGGTGGCGACGGAGATGGCACAATCCTTATTGTCAACCCAGATGCTTACACATGGTACGAATCAACACAGTATCAATTGCGAGCAGAGTCAACCGCAGACGGCTCAATCACAGTTGGCGTTTATTCATTTGGTGCGCTGGCAACAAAGATTGCAGCGGGCGCATTTAAGAATAACAAGGCCTAACAAACCCTAATCATGGGGTGGTGCGCTCCCGCGCCACCTCAGTCGAACGAAAGGAGCGCTCATGCCCAGCATAGTTACCGCATCACAATTGCGTACCGTGTTGGGCGTGAGCGTTTCCTTATATAATGACAGTTATCTAAACGAAATAATTAATACGGCTGAGGCGGTCATCCTGCCAATGCTGGTGGCTAATACATCTGCCGTAAATGCTTACAAGTTAAGTAACAATGAGGCCTATTACTACACCGAGCGCGAACATCATTTTGTCGCTGGTCAATCCATTATTGTCGCGGGTCTACCGTCACCCTTTTCCGCGACAGTTACAGTAGTTAGAGCAGGCGCTTATTACTTTACCGCAGCGATCACAAACGCTGACGTGACTTTGCGCGAGATTATTCCAACTGGTACGGCTACACTTTCCGGCTATTCAGCCGTTAACATTTATACAGGCAATGACGCAATTGAATCAGCTATTTTGGCCGTATCGGTCGAGGTATTTCAATCACGCGTTGCAGCCGGTGGCCAGATTGAAGGGCTAGATTTTACCGCTACGCCTTACCGCATGGGTCGCAGCCTTACTAATCGCGTATCAACTTTGCTTATGCCTTACCTTGACGTAGAAACCGTGTGCCAGTAATGCCAGCTTCAACGATCCTAAGCGAAGTACGTCAGCCTTTAGCTACCGCGCTTGCTGGCGTTGCAGGCAATGTCTACGCATACGTGCCAGAGTCAATAATTCCACCGGCGGTCGTTGTCGTACCGGATACGCCTTACCTTGAATTAGAGACAATTAACAAAAGCACATTGCATACAAAGATTAATTTTCTTATTTCCGTCGCGGTTGCATATAACAGTAACCCGGGGTCGCTCGACAATATCGAGCAACTCATAATGAGTGTTCTAGCCGTGATACCTACTGGGTATGTGGTTAGCACGGTCGAAAGGCCAACAGTCACACAAGTTGGGGCATCAACGCTGCTTATTGCAGATATTCGAGTCTCTACCTACTACACACAAACTAGCTAAGGAGTAAACATGGCAACAGTAGTCATAACCGGTCGTGATATTTCTTTGTCGTTCACAGGTGGAACAGACATCGAAGCTCAGGCCACTAACGCCGTTTTGACAAAGGTTTTAGATCGTCAGGTATATCAGACACTTGACGGCGAGGCCTATAAAACGGTGAATTCGACGGCAGAATTTCAACTCGACATGCTTGCAGATTGGGGCAAAGCCAACTCAGTATGCGAGGCAATTTGGACGGCATGTGACACCGCCCCAGATACCGACATTTCAGTTACTTTAACCGCTGCGACAGGCGCACAGTTTGTCTTTCCAATTAAGCCGTCATATCCAACAGTCGGCGGCTCCGGTATCGATGCACAGACCGTCTCATTTACTTTCCTTGTATCAAATGCATCAGTAACAGAGACATTTAGCTAAAAACTACTAGATCGGGAGCAAAAAAATGCAACAGAATATAACAATTCAATATCAAGATGGGTCACAAACTACATACACAGTACGCCCACCGGATTACGCCCGCTGGGAGATGACTACCAAAAAAGTCATTTCCCAGTTTGGGGGTATGTGGGATATTTTGTACGTAGCTCATCTAGCTTACAAGCGCGATGCTGGCACAAAGGCCACCAAACCTTTTGAGGCATGGATGGAATCAGTCAGCGACGTAGAGGTGGGCAACGACGACCCAAAAGCCATCAACGAGGAAGCGTCGGGCGACTCATAGTCGAACTGGCGATAGCCACGCAAATACCGATGGTTTACTGGCAAAGCGCTGAGGACATACTTACGGCAATTGAGGTTTTAGAGGCTAGGAGCGGCAATGGCAAGTGATCCAATTGCACTAGACCAAACCGAGCTAAGAGCCGTATTTAAGGCGCTCAAGAATCTGCCAGAGGCGGCTAACGAAGAAGCTAAGCGGCAATCTGGCGCATTAGCAGAATACGCGCGCGGTGAAATCATACAAACCGCTAACGGTCTGCAAAGTCGAGCCGTAGCTACTCGAATTGCCAGCGGGTCAAAGGTAAAGAAATCTAGCCGTATTGGTGAAATAACTTTAGGCTACGCATCGCAACGGTTTAGCGGTGGGGCGACTACCAAAGATATTTGGGGCGCATCAGAATTTGGCTCGAACAAATACAAGCAATTTCCTGTTTGGTCGGGTCGTGAAGGTAGAGGATCGCGCGGTTACTTTGTCTATCCAACATTGCGTAAAATTCAGCCTCAAATCATCGAGCGTTGGACGGCATCATTTAGCAAGATACTAAAGGAGTGGGGCTAATGGCTACAGGTACACGGTCGTTAACGCTCAAGCTTCTTGCTGACGTTGATAACTTTACAAAGAATCTAAAGGGCGCAGATAATGACGTCAAAGGGTTTGGCGATAAAGTTACAGACTTTGGCAAAAAGGCCGGTCTAGCCTTTGCAGCCGCCGGCGCAGCGGCCGTGGCCTACGCAGGCAAATTGGCCATCGATGGCGTCAAATCAGCCATTGAAGATGCAGCCGCGCAAACTAAGTTAGCCATTACCCTTAAAAACGTCACAGGGGCTACAGAAGCCCAGATAGCGGCTACTGAGGATTACATCACCAAAACATCTTTAGCGTTTGGCGTGACCGATGACGATTTGAGGCCGAGCATAGAGCGGTTGTCTAGAGCCACCGGTGATTTACAAAAGGCGCAGGAGCTACAGACCATAGCCATCGACGTTGCCGCCGGTAGCGGTAAAAGTCTAGAAGCCGTCACAAATGCTATGGCAAAGGCCGCCGAGGGCAACACCGCATCATTGGCAAAGTTGGGCATTGGACTTTCAGCGGCACAGCTAAAAACCATGTCGCTAGATCAGATTACCGCAAAACTAGCCGATACTTTTGAAGGTCAGGCAGCGGCTAAGGCTGACACATTTGCAGGCCAAATGGTGCGCCTACAAATAGCGTTTGACGAAGCTAAAGAAACTGTCGGCGTATTTATTTTGCAAGCCATCACGCCTATTGTGGAAACTATTGTCAATAAGGTTATGCCAGCGCTATCGAGTTTTATCAATGGCATAGGCGGTACAGATGGACTAAAGAGCGCATTTGATTTATACGCAGACGCAGCTAAACGTGTGTTTATTCCTATTTTTGACGGTATCAAATCGGCGTTCAACAACATTAAAAATGCGGTCATGAATAACAAAGAAGAATTCATTTTACTGTTTAATTTCCTCAAAGATTATGTAGCGCCGTTTTTTGGCGGTGCGCTAAAAATTGCTATTCAAGGTATAGGCATTGTGATTTCTGGGGTTATCGAAACTGTAGGCGCTCTAATTAGAGGTTTTGAAAGGGTCATAGAATTAAGCAAGGCAATCGGTCGGGGCATTGGCGGTATCTTTAGCAATTCCTCATTTGAGTCAACGGCTTCAAGTGCGCCAGCCCCATCAGCGTCAAT